ACCTGCTCCACCCCAATTTGCTATACCGATAGCTCCTCTGGCTGTCATTGTTAAGATAAAATGCTGAGCTTGTCTTAAATCTAGATTTATACTGCCAGTTGTGCCAAGATTTCTAATTCCACCACCATAATCTACATACGATTTTCTTGCCAATTGTGTATCTTGTGTGGGATTGGCACTACACACAGGCGCTACATTAAAGGTTTTTATACCTGCTATAGTTTCATCTCCAGTTTTTGCAACTTTGCTATTTAATTGACCTAAATTTGTCGCATGGTTATTGGCAGTTGCATTTGGTATTACTATTGAACTAGAGAATGTCTTAACGCCTGCTATAGTTTCATCTCCAGTTTTTGTTACCTTATTGTCTATTTTCGAATTTAATTCCGTTTTTGCACCATTGATCTGCTCGGTTATTTTGGTATCCATAGCTTGAACTTGCGCATTAATATTGGCAAGATTATACTCATTAGCTTTTGCATCAATTTCATTAATATATTCATTCTTCTTAGTTTCTAACTCTTGTTTATGCTCTTCCTTTTTATTTGATATTTCAGTTGTAGCTGTATTTTTAGCTTCGTTGACCAAATTTAAGGATGTGTCTTTTAACTGCGAAATTTGACTTGTAGCTGTATCGCTTATAGTTTGTATTTCTTGTAGCGCATCAGATTTTGCACTATCTAGCGCACCTGTTATTTGTGTATTTTTATTATCTAGCAAATCTAAAGCACCATCATATTTTTCTCTTAACCCTTGTAAGCTTTGTGATGCCAAATTTAAATCATTTACAACTTGCTCTAAGTCCGCCATTCTTTACTCCTTATAACTTAATTTAATTATTTTTTTATCAAATAAAACATTTTCGATTGAAAAAATGTGAGAATAAATTCCACCCAAATTATCCTTTATAATTTCATCAAATTTAGCTAGTTTTTCTTCGCTGGCTGTATCTAATCTGCTTATATTTTCATCTGTTTTATTTTGTATATTTGTTATACTTTCTTCACTGAGTGAATTAATAGAAGCTAATTTCTCATTAGTATTAGAATTAAATTCGTTAAGTTTGTTTTGATAATTTGAGTTAAAGTTGTTGATTAAAGTATCTAAATCTGATTTTCCTTGTGCCATGATAAGCTCTATTTGGTTTTTTTGAGCTAATATTCCACTTGTTTCATCTGTAACGCTATTTGACACTTCTTTCATTTCATCAACGATACTTTTTTTAAGTTCTAGCAAATAGCTTTCAATAGCTGTTTTATCATTAGCGAGTTCTGTTCTTGCTACTTCAGCCAATCTTCCTAAATCTTCATTAGCTATTTTAGATCTTTCTATAAAGTTAGCTAAAGCCACATCTACGGTATTTTTATTAGCTTCTACATATGCTTCAATTTGATTTTTTAGAGTCTCAATGCTTGAAATCTTAGCATCTACACTTGAATTTGCTTGTGCTAATTTTAAATCAAGTTGCCCTTTTAATCTTTCCCCATAGCTTTCTAAATCTGCTTTTAGATTAGAAATTTCTGTTTTGAAATCGTTGATAATAGCTGTAAAACTTCTCATATCTTCGCTTATTTGTTCGCTTTGTTTTACTGCTTCTCTCAAATCATTTATAATTTGAGTTGATGAGTTTATAAGATCTTCTATTTTTAAAATATCTTCATATTTTCCTACTATTTCATCCTCTAACTTCTCACAACGCTTTAGTAGATTAATCATATTTTGATTTAATCTTTGATTTTCAAAAAGAATAGTGTTTATTTTAAGCTTTATTGTTGCTTCAGCATGATTAACTATATTTTGAACTTCTGATTTTACATTTTTAAAATTATTGGTTATGGATATAATTTCATTCTTTGTTGCCACGATATTTGAAACAAGTTTATTTACAAGCTCTATATTAGAATGCAAATCTTCTTTAATACTTTGTGCGTGTTCTAGTTCTTGTAAGATTTGTTGCTTAAGTTCTATGGATAAATCTAAATAGGATTTGGTAAGATTTTTGTTTTCCTCTATTTTTTTAAGACCTGCATTAAAATCAACAGCTATGTTGTAATATTCTTCAAGTTTTATTTTTATAATTTCAAAATTTTTATTAAACTCATTAAGTTCAGGATATTTGTCTTTAACAAAATTAACTCCATTGCTTATATCTTTTTCTGATTTTATAATGTTGTTGTAGATTTCTTCTATATTATTTAAAGTATTTTTTATTTCATTGCTTATTTTTTCAATTTCATTTCTTTTGTTTTTAGTAAAATCAGTATTGCTTTGAGTAAGCTCGCTATTTTTTACAACTAAATTTTTAAGATTTAAAGTTTGATTATAAAAATTATTAACTTGTTCTTTTAGTCCTACAATTTCTTCTATTCTAGTATTATCCAAAGCAGTAGCAACATTTGAAATTCTTGCCAAAACTTGATTTATAATCTCAAGTTTTTCTCTACCTGTTTTTAATTCATTTAAGCTTGTTCCCATTTTTAACCTTCATAATAATCACTATCTTTGATTCTCTTTTCACAAAAGAAAAGCAGATCATCCATGGCTAAAAGCCATTTTTTATCATCTAAATAAGCTATAAAATCAGCACTATTTATACTTTGCACATAGTCTTTATAACTCAAAGCTCTATTAAATTTTTTTGTGAAATTACAATTACAACCATGTTCTTTCATCATCAAGCTCCTTGCCATCATTAGCTATATACTCATAAATTATCTTGTCACATAATGCCAGAAAGTCTTTTTCTTCGCATCTTGTAATCAAATAACAAACATAATTAATCACAGCAAAACTAAGTGCTTCATCTATCATTAAATGTTCTTTTTCATTGTCAAAATCAGGCTCATCAGGAATAATCAAAAAATGATTATCTCTAACTCGCCTGAAAACTTTTTCGCCTTGTTCTACATTTTTTAAAAGAACACTAGGAACACATTTTGATAAAATATAATAAAATGCTTCCATAAAATAGGCCTTCAAAACTTCATCATCTTCTATCATTTTGTAAGAATTTTTAACTTTAGCGATAATGAGTTTTTTAGCCGTAGCGCAAAGCATTATGCACCTTTTGCTGCTTTTAAAACCGCTTTAGCCTTTGCATTATTTCCACTAGTTAATCCCACGCCTATAGCAAAAGCATCAGCATTTCTTACTTCTAAAGTGCTTTGTGTATAAAATCTTTTTGCTTTTGCAGTAACATCAGTTGGAACATCTTCAATCATAGTAGGAATATAAAGCCCATGTTTCATATACTCAAAATCCCCAGCAATTAAAACATCGCCCAAACCATATTTAGGGCTTAATAATCTATGCATATGGAAATTTACCGTTCCAAAATCTGTTTCAAGGCTCACTACTTGTCCTACTAGTTTTGTTTCATTGCCTAAAATTCTTGTAGCAAATTTATTGATAGCTCCTTTTAACTCAGCTCCTAAAAAGACATCTTTAGGCGTAACTCCGCTATTCCAAATGGTTTGCAAAATTTGATTAAGTTTATCTTCTGTTAGTTCTGTTGCAGTTCCGCTCCAATCTTCTGCTTCATCAAAAGCTAATACATTTCCACGCTTTCCATTAGAAAAGCTATTTTTTCCTTTAGCGATATAATGAAAAAGTCCAGCCATTTCTCCACTTGTTGCTTGTTGTGCTTGAACATAATCTTTGAAAACTGATTTTTTTACATCACTATCTCTGCCTAGACCAAATAAAGCATATTCCATATCCATTTTATGTTCTTTGGTTTTTTTGCCTATTTGATACTCCATTTCATTGCCACCATATTGATTTGCTTTTAATAAAGCTTTTGATACCATGGCTTCAGTAATGAATATTTGAGTAGCATTTGTAGTTTTTTGGGCTGTGTTTTTTGTTTTACCTACAAATTTACTTAACTCTAAATTTGCATTCTTTTTTGGTTCTTCAAAAGTATCAGTAATCCAACTATGAGTTAAAGGATTTGTAACCTTTGAAGTGCCTATTTTATTTAAAATTGGTGTTTCAGTAGCTCCAATTTTAATAATCGTTTCATATATTGATTGTTTTAACTTAACATTTTCTGTTGCGGGTGCTGTATGTCCCATTGAAGGTAAAGCCATTTTTGAATTCTCCTTAGTTTAGTTTTAAGGATTTTTCCAAAAATGACTATTTCAAATATAGTGTGTTTTGAAACAAAATGAAATTTTTAAGTATTTTTTTATATAATTTCATAGTTTTAAGGATAGCTCTTTGAAGACTTTGTAAAAAGTTTGAAAGGAGGTTAAGATGAACGAAGTTATTATAATCTTAATGCTTTTAGTAGTCCTTATCGTAGCGATAAAGAGCTAGATAAGAACTAATCTTTTAATATAGTTAATGATATTTTAAAGAAACCCTGCTTAGTTTGTCCTTAAAACACTAAAAAGTCTTCAAAAAAAGCAGGGTGAAGACTTCAAATATTTACCTTTTATAAAATAAGTATAAATTAATTATAAAAAAAGTATAATCTAATTATCAAAAGGAATTGAAATGAGTAGTATATTAAATGCCTATAATGAAGCAAAAATACTTCAAGAAAAAAATCCAAACAATGCTGTTGTTATTTCTTATTTAAACTATAAAGGGTATTATCCAAAAATACAAAATACAGATTTATTGATAATACAAGGTGCATTAAAAGCTATACAACAAAACAATACAAAATTTGAAGATAATGTAAAACTTAAATATGAAAAATGAAATACTTAAAGATAATAAAGAAATTGAAACTTTGCAATGAAGAGTATAACGCCAAATTTGAAAAAATCACAAAACAAAAATAAGGAAAACCAAAATGACAAAAACACAAGCTTTTGTAGATGGTTTTGTAGGTAAGCCTATAAAAAACGAATGCTTTAATTTATGGGATTTAAATGCTATTATAAGAGAAAAACAAGCAAAATTGTATAAAGAGAATATTGAATTTAGAGAGAAACAAATTGAAAAAATCACAAAAACAAAAAACACCTAATACTATTAAACAAGAAAATCAAAATAAAGAAAATCCATCTCAAACTTTCAATACTCAGCTTAATTTTCTTATGGAGAATGAACTTAATGCTATAGGAAAATTGCCTAAAGATTTAGCAGATGGAATTGTGACAATGCTAGAGAAATCTTTAGAGTATAAAAAAGATAACGATAATAAAATACTAGATTTAGAGAATAAAAATATAGAAATTAGAAAAAATGATTAATAATATAAAGGTTTTAAATTAATTTATCTACAATATAAAATAATTTTTATTATAGCTGTAGTATAATTTTTATTATGATCCATAAATAAAAAAATTATTGACAAACAAAAGGTTATCTTAATTATGAATATTAAAAAAACTATAACTAGCTTATCAATAGTTTGCAGTATGGCATTAATGCCAATAAAAGCTTTAAGCTCGCAGTATGTAAGTTTTAATAATAATGTAAAAACGATACAAAAAACAATAATAAATCACATTGATTTTTATAAACAAATTTGTGATAGTTTGTATTCTGATATGAAATTTAATTTTAATTCTTTTATGTGTTGTCAACATGGAATTATAGAACTAGATGAAATTAAAAAGTTTAAAAAAGAAATAAAAATTCTTAATAAAATTATAAGCGTATCAAAAGAAAGAATGGAAAAAAAAGGAAGTGAATTAAAAGATTTTGATGCCAAGGTATATTATGCATCAGTAGCTTTAAAAAGTGCAATAGAGCAAAAATTAAATCCTGATTTCGTAAAAATATTTGGAGCTTATGAAGGCAAAGAAATAGATATTATAGAATACGCCAAAGGTGTTTTAAAGGCTGAAGAGGAAATTAAAAATGCAGTATATTAAAAGCTATGATTTCGCACATTACACTACACGAATTAATCATTTTCTACAGCGTAAAGATAGACAAAATATAAAGGTATTGCAAGATTTTTTCTGTAGTTTTATTTTGTATTATTGGGATGGTATTGTTTTGCTATGCAAACAAGAAAAGAAAGAAAGTATTGAACATTTTTTATCAGAAATTTTTTCATTAGAGATGAATGATATTAATTTAATATTATCACAATTAGGACAATTTAAAAATTCAACAAATAAAAGATTGGAATGCTTGGATGTTAAATTAACTTTAAATTCTAAATAAATAACCGAGTTGTCATTCTTTGTATATGAAAAGCCCCAGCTACCTGTCCTTGTTTTTCAATGAGTAGTTTTTGTAAAGCACCTTTTCCATCGTGATAATATTCTGCATAATTTTTTCCAAATTCTTTTAAAGAACGAGATAAAAATCAAGGACTTTAAGCCCTTAATTTTTATTATCTTCGCTCCTTTCTTTTAATTTAATAAGATTTTTTAGCGCATAAGTGCCTATTTTTCCTGCTATTTTTTTATCTGTAACCTTATCTATTTTTTGCTTTCTAGCTATAACTTGTTTTATTTTCTTAATTCTTTCTTCTCTAGCTTTTTTATCATTTTGTATTTTTTCATCAAGTCTTTGTTTTACGCTTTTTTTATTCTTTTTCTTTACTTCTTTTGCCTTAATGTTCTCTTTTATATCATCCATTAAGTTTGTTTTAGGCTTAGTTTGGGTAGAATTTTTATCAGAGAACGACACTTGCTTTGTCTCTGAAGATGCCCTAGATGTCGGTAAGGCTCTCGCATTATTATAATATACTACTTCAGCATTTTTCATTTTATTTTTTATATTATTTTGTTTCTTTGGTGAATTGCTAATTATAGTCAAGTGCGTTTCATAATCTTTGCCTATACTTGTAAAATAAGTTTGATTATCTATGTTTTTAATAAATACAAAATCATCCTTATCTCTTAAGACTAATTGTGGATTTTCTAAAGTATCTTTTATATGTGGTATATATTTAATTCTATCTCTTTCAACTAGTTTTAACAAACTCCCCTTGGTAAGCTTTATTTCTCTATCTTTTAAAGCCATTTTTACTTCATTTGGCATATTGGGGATATAATCATCATCAATACTTTTAAGATTAAAAGTTTTCATCCATTCCCTTCTGGCATTTTTATCTATAATATATTCTTTACCATTTTTGCCTATAAATCTTAAAGAATTATCTTTAGGATCAGCTTTATCCATGAAGAAGTTGTCGCCTTTGATAACACCTTCTTTTATTAGTGCATCTTTTAATATTTTATTTTGTTCTTTATCTACTTTAATATAATTATCCAAAGCATCTTTAAAAATTCTACTTTGTTCTTTATCTGCTATTTTTATGTTTTTAAGATTAGATATAACTTCTTTATTGGTTTTAGCAAGTTTTAATGCATCTAATATTTGATTTCTTAACGCTTGCTCTTTAGCACTTTTCATAAAAGGAACTAAAGCATGTATTCTAGCAAAAACACCACTTATTAATATTCTATCAAAAACACCCTGTATTGTTGTGGCTATTGAAGAATTTGTTTTTTTGCCACTACTAGCTAAAGCCGTCATTATTAAGTCTTTATTGTTTTGATAAATTTTTGCATAAACATTTACTACTTCTTTTGCATATTTTAAATCTTTACTTACAAATTCTACATTATCCATATCTTTTGCTAGGTTCTTAAAATCATATCCTATATCTTCAATTCTATGTTTTGCTAGTAATGCATTAAAAACATGTTTTTCATTTGCTTTTCGCTCTGCTTCATTCATACCTTCAAAAGCTCTTTTTAAATCTTTGTCTTCATTGATATTTCTAGCACCATTAGCTATTCTTTGCGCGAGTGCTTCGGGTGTTTCTTGGTCTTTGATTTTTCCTAGATAACTATTATTAAAATTTTCTTTTAACGCATAGTTTTTATTAGCATCTTCTAAAATCTTCTTTGCTAGTTCTTTATCACTTGCATTTTTTATCATAGTTTCATCTAAAGTATCTTTTACTAGCCTATAAGCTTCTTTAGTATTATATGTCTTATTTCCTGTGGCTAATTGCTTATTTATAGCACTTCTTAAGTTAAATATTTGCTCAGCACTTAAGTCTTTATCAATAGCATCTTCTAGAAAGCTACTAATATTTGTTTTTATATCTTGCTCTAAAAAATTGTTGTTTTTAAACTCTTCAATCTTTGCTAAATCTTCTTTGCTTAACCTTATTGAGCCGTTGTTAAGCTCATCTATACTTTTTATAGCTTGAGCGTATTCATTATTAATTCTTTTTTTATAAGAGCTATTATCTTTTTGCCAAGCCTTAACATCAAACTCGCCATTTAAACCTGTTTTGTTCTTAAATACTTCATCTTGTTCTTTAATTATATTTAAAAAAGAAATACTAGCATCCCTATCAGCCTTCAAAACATCATCTAAAAAACTTCCTATTTCGGGATAAGCTTGAGCTGATTTTAATAATATTTCTCTTCTTTGAGTAGTTGGAACTCCTTGTAAAGCATTAGAAATATTTTTTAAAATAGCACTTGTTCTTTTAGCGCTATCTTGTATAAATTGTGGATTATTCTTGTTAAGTCCTTGCTCGACAATGTTTTTTAATATTTCTATTGTAGGCTTTCCATTTTCTAAGTATGTTGGATTTTCTTTTGCTATAAGTTCATCTATTTGTTTTTTATTCTCTACATTTTTTGTAAGATTATTAAAAATTGTTTCTGCATTTTGCAAACCACCATCTGTAAATTTTCCTATCATAGGGATATCTTTTTGGGTGATTTTATCTATAACCCTATTACCTAAATTACCACCTTTTACCGCCATGCCATCTATCATATCTTTACCGGCCCTTGCTCCTGTTTTTGCACTGCTTATTAAATCACCAACACTTTTATATGTTTTTCCTATTCCCTTTATAGCTGATCCAACTACAGCACCTGCTAAGGCATCTTCTGCGGCTGCACTTCCAAACCTTTTAGCATAGTCCATATAACTTGCTTCAATTCCTGTATTATTACTTTGCGAATGAAGATCAGCCATAGCACCGCTACCAGCACCAATTGCAGATGGTGCGAAATAATTTAAAGCTTTTTTGGCTATTGTTTGTCCTGCTGTTTTTGCTAAACTTCCAGCATATCCACCAGCTACAGAAAATGCTAACTCGTTTTTAGTACTAGCAAGTGTATTTCTAAAACTAGGAGTAAAATCAACTTCTTTTCCATTTTTATCAACGCCTATATATTTATAGTCTCCATTATTTATTTCTAAAAATGGCTCATATCCTAATTTTTTTATTTCATCGTATGCGATTTGAAAAATTTGTTTTTGCTCTTCATTGCTAGGGCTAGTAAAAATTCTAGGTAGCAACCCGCCTGATATCTGATTTGTAGCATCTTCTATTTTTTGCCTTACTCCTTCTTCTCCGCTTGTAACTTTTGGAGAAAGATAATCCAATCCTTCAGATATCATTCTTTTTGGATCTATAAGGTTATTAAAATCTTCTAGACCCTTATTTATTTTACTCCATACTCCTTGTTCTTGTGGCTCATTTTGGCTTACTTGTGGTGCTTGATACATACTCATAGGCTTACCATCTAAAGCTAATTCTTCTTGTGAATTAAAATTGTTTTGTTGCTGATTATTTTGCATAAATTGATTATATTTATTCTGCAAAAAATTATCATCAATATCTATATAAGTTTTTCCTTCTGGTATATCTATATTCATATCAAAAAGTTGCATTGTTTTTGCACCTTGTGGTATTTGTATTGTCATCTTTTATCCTTATTATCTAAATGTAATCATATTGTTTTGTTGTAAAAAATCTTGGTTTAATTGTTGTTGCGGTTGTTGTGATAAAATCTTATTTAATGGCACTCTTTGCCCTTGAGAAGCTAAAATATTTCCACCATTTATAAAATCTTTTATCATAGCCTTTTCATTTTCTAGCTTTTTATGCATATTACTATAATAATTTTCTATATTATCTCTATCCTTTAAATACCTTTCTGTTTTCCAAATATCCATATATTCTTTTTTTAAGGCATCATTTTTTACTCTATATAATATTTCTACTGCTTTTTCAATATCATGTTTAGCATACTTATCAAAGAAGTAAAAACTATCTGTTTTAACCAATTCTTCTAATCTATGTCTATCTTCATTGCTCATCCTGCCACTTGTGATATTAACTAGTGCTAAATTTATTTCAGCTTTTAGCTTATCTGCGAATTCTTGTTTTAAGTTTTTACTATTACTAAAAGGAGTATTTCTTAATTTTTGATTTATGGTATCTCCAAATCCATAAATATCATTTAAATTTATATTTTGCGTTTTAGTGGTTTTTGCAAAATGATACAAATCCCCGCCATTACTTTCTTTGCTAAAAACATCTCTCATTGTTTGCGGTTCGCTTAAATTACCATTAGCATCTATACTAAAGCCTGAATTATTATTTGTTTTATTAGTAACTATATTACTATTTTTACCAGTTAAATAATCTAAATATTTTTGATTATAATCTTTATCTTCTTTATATTTAGCCCAATTTAAAGCATTATCTTGAACTTGTCTTTGTCTTTCAAGGTCAAATTTTCGCAAGGCTAAAGCATTATTAAATTCATTTTGCAAAAGCTGATTATTTTGCATAGCCTGATTAAATTCCATTTGTTGCTTTCTTAAATCTTGCTCTTGCTGAAACTCATTAGCTTTAACTTTATCATCAAAACTTTTGCTCATGATGTCATATAAGACACCACCGACTTTTCCTGCGTTTTGTATAACGCCTGTATCAGGATTAAATACTACTCTTTGTGGGTTATAAAATGCCATTTTGTTTCCTTTATTCTTTCTTTTAAAATAAAGGATTTAAGGAAGTTTGTGTATAATTTTTAAAGGTGTGGTGCCAAGGGTCGCCACCCTTAGCACTAAATTACCACCTAGAAAGGCGGTGAAATAAGATGCTACAAATCTTAATAGTTATTATACTACTTTGTATTATTGTTGTCAATGCAAATTAACAATCAATAAACAAAGCCCCTTATACAAGGGGTTAAGATTTACCCTTTAAAACAAACTCCTTAAATCCAAATCTATTTAATTACTCCAAACATTTTGAAGTTTATTTTCCATATTCTTTCTTCTGTTTAACTCTTCATTGGCTAAAAACTTATTAAAGTTATAAGCATCTTTTTGTAAATCAAAATTTTTCTTTGCCATTTTTTGCTGATTATAAGCACCATATAAAGCACCCCCAGCGCCTAAAACATTTCCTAATCTATCAAAATTAGTTATTTTGTTTGTATCGCTACTTTTAAATAACCAATCTCCAAAATTACTAAAAGAATTTTTTAATCCATTTAAAAAACCACCACTGCTACTTGCTAAATTTGGAGTAAAATTGCTTGTTTTCATCAAAGTATCTGCAAAGCTAGAGCCTAGTCCCGTACCACCTTTTAAAGCTGTTATAAAATCCATAATTTCTCCTTTATACTAAACTTAATAATTCTTTGCCTAGATCTATCTCGCTAACTTCGCCTTTTTTTAACTTATCGTTAAAATCACTCGTTCTTACATTATTATTTGCACTTGATAAATCTTCAGCTTTTTTGGCATTATTTGATTTTCCGACCAAATTAAGTAAGGTTTTCCAGCTGTCAATATTACCTTCGCCTAAACCATTTAATTTTGTTGCAAGTTCTGCCATAGCCTTTAAATCAGCATCAGGATAGGCTTTTCTTAACTCGCTTTCTACTTGTGCGTATTTAGCGATTAGTGCATCTTGCTCTTCTTTGTCTTTTTGCTTTTTATCAAGCTCTTCAAGCCTTTTTAATTTCTCATCAAGTCCATCAAGTCCTAATTCTTTTAAATACTGCTCTCTTTGTAATTCTTGTTCGCTTGGCTCTTTTTTTGGATTTTTTAAAGCTTCAAGCTCACTCATTAAAGCATTTAATTTGTTGTCATTTTCACTTTTATAAGCTTCAAACATCGCCTTATAATCAGGCTCGTTCTCATTAGCAACCTGCATAGATTCATTATCTTCTACTTGCGTAGGTTCATCGCCATTATTAGCAACTTGTCCTTTATCATCATCTGTTATGACATTTATTAAATCTTTTAAAGCATCATTTTCCATCTTCTTCATCCTTTATTTTATTGATTATTATGTCTAAAAAAGCCATAGTATCTAAAGCTTTTAACCTCACTTCTTTTTCGTTGTTATTTTTAGCTATATAAAAACATTCGCTATATTTTGCTTTTATAAATTCGATTAAATTCTTTCCTCCTTTAGTTTTAGATATATCACTTTTAATTTCAATATTGAGCATTAGTTTCTCCTTGTTGAATTTCTTGCTTATTCTCAAAAGCAAATAGGCTATTTACATTCTTTACACCTAAAATTGGTAATAATTCTTTAGTAAGTTCTTTACTAGCATTTATAATCCCATAAGCAGAATTTGCATCGCCTATACTCATATACATTTGATATAACCCAGAAAAAACTTGCATGCTAGCTTGAATTCCTGCACGTCTAACTTCTTTATTCATGGCTCCTGTGCCTGTTTGGATTTTAAATCTAAAACTAGGAATATCCTCTCTTTGAAAACCATTAAAAAAACTATCTTCTCCATACTTAAAAACAAGCATTGCAAACCTATCAAATAAAGGCTCTATAAAGGTTTCGTTATACTGTCTTATGTAGTCAGCACTTCTTCTTCCACCTTCTTGTGCTTTTATGCTTATTTCTGTTGCTGTTTCATTTTGTGCAGTTTGAGCTCCATTGTTTTGTGGACTAACTCCTGTAACTTCTGTGAGTTCGCTTTCTAAAAGCTGTAAATTCATTCCCGCACTATTTACATTTGGTGGTGGTAATATTTGCACACCCTTTGGATCGTCTGTATATATTGGTTTTCCTAAGGTTTCTATATCTTCTCTGCTTACTCCCATTGATTTTGGCATCATTATTTTTGGCATAATATGAGATCTTACAGCATCGATTAAAAGATTTCTTGTGATATTAATTTCATCTTGCAAAGGCATAGCAGAAGCCATTATAGGCTCGCCATAAGCACTTACATAGTTTTCATTATCTATCTTTTTAAGTTGTGGTAGCATTGAACCCCAGATAAAAGGCTGTCCATCTTGCAAAGTAACTTCATTTCTAAGTAAATTATTTTCAAATAAGGTAGAAACCACCCACTCATCATCGTTTTTTCTTTCATAAATATCATAAAGCTTCACTTTTTTATACTCATCATCTTCATCAAAAAGCTTTTCAATTTCAATTTTTTTATAAAAACCTAGCTTTTGTCTTTCATGGATTTGATTATAAGTTAGGTAAATTTCATTGACTATATAGCCTACATCTTCACTATTTAATGCATTTGGATCAAAGAATATACTATCAATATCTACTCTTTCAATGCGTGGCATTCCTTTATGCCAAGTAAGCTTAGCTATACTTGTTCCCACAAGTAAAACATCTAAGAAAAGCGGTTGAAAAATCTTAAACATATTGATTTTACCGCTATAAAAATCTATGGCATTTTGCCAAAGCTCTATAATAGTATCATCGCTATTGATATATGTTTCAATATCTGCCATTCTTTCGCTATTAAAATAAACTTCGTTTAGGCTAGTGATTAGGTATTTTACCTTAGAGTTTATTTTTGGTATGTAGATACTTGATTTATTTCTTTTTCTCAATTTTTGCATTACCTTATTTTCAAGCAAATAAGCATCTTGCAATTCTTTAAAGTGTGGTTTGTAATTTTCATATCCACTTTTACTTTCTCTAATGAGTTGTGTTAAAAACGATACTCTCTCATCATTAGTTCTTTTTGTTTTCATTCATAATTCTCCATATTGTTGTTTTGCTTAAATTTGTTATTTTTAAAATATCTTTTTCATTCACTCCTTTTTCAAATAAAAACTCCGCAAATTCTCTTTTAAATTTCTTTTTAGAAATATTATTAAATCCTGATACAAGCTCTAAAAATTCATTTGCAAGACTTGACTTTATAGCCTCATCGCTTAAATTTGAAAGCTTTTTTATTTTGTTTACATCAATTGCATCATAAATCATTAAAAACTCACCAGCCATCATAGCTCCAATCTTCATTAGTATTGTTTCTGCTGTATAGTTTTTCAAAAAAAGTTAATGCCACCGCATCGCTAACATCAGGACTTTTGCCATAGTTCTTTTTTAATTGTTCTTTTGAAACTATCTTTAACAACCCTTTATCGCTATACTCATATTCAATCATTCTCATATCTTTTTTTAATTCTTCATCTTTAATAATCTCCATGTGTTTTAAATTTTTCGCAAAGGTAAAATACATCTGCGCTCTTTTATTTAAGTATTCATTACTGGTTGCAGAATTTGCAGAATTTGCCTCAAATACGGGCAAGCCATAAGTTAACAAGACATCATACACGCCAACGCCAAGACCGCAAGTATCTATAAAAATACCTTTTGGTTTATCTTCGCTTTGATTGTATTCGGCTAGTATTTTGTTTGCTAATTCCATGGTTCCAAGTTGTGAGTATTTTTTAATCTCATCAATTACAAAACCTTTTCTTTTTGCAAGAACACTCTTATCATCTCCATATCTTGCTACATCAAGCCCCCAAATATTCTCGCCTTGCATTTTTTCAATGCTAAAAGAGTTCTTGCTCATCGCATTTTCAATTTCACTTAGAGAAAATAATTCAGCACTCGAGCTATCTATAAACTCGCCATAAATTTCTTGTTTGACTACTTCGCTATCTTCGCCACCCACTTCTTCAATAAGTTCTTTAATCTGATCTTCTTTTAAAAATGGATTATCATAGCTTGAGAATTGAAAATGTTTCCAATTCTTATCACTTAATTCTTTTTTGCAAAGTTCATAAAATAGATTTTTTCCTTTAGGAACTCCACCGATAATCGCTCTTGATTTAGGGTTATCAAGCAACATAGGGCGTATGGCGTTATACCAAAGATACTCTCCTTTGCTGCCTTTTAAAATAATTCCTGCTTCGTTTAAGATAACAAGGTCATATCCAAAACCTTCGATATTTTCACTTCTTTCAGCACTTCTCATATGAAGTACCGCTCCGTTAATGATTAATTTCTTATCTTGTACACTCCATGAGTAAAAATCTTTTGGCAAGTTTTTTAACTCAGGTGTAAAATATAACTCGTAATAATTTTGTAAATTTGCTTGTATGGTATCCACCCATAAAACATTTTGTCCTAAAAGCAAGTTTTCGATAACAAACTTAGCACTTCCCCTTGTAAAACCAAGTCTTCTGCCCTTTGCTACAGTTATAAAGCGTGGATTTTTATCATCAAAAACTTTAAGTTGTGCAGGAGTGTAAGAAAAGTCAAGCTTTAATTTCATTTGATTTCACTTCTTATAATTTCTATTTTTTGAACATTATCGCTGACTACTTCTTGTTTGTCTACATAACCGTGCTGATTTTTTAGCAAGAACATACTAACACTTGGGGTATAAGTGCCGATTAAGGAATGGTTTAAAATATCCATTTCACACCTTTGTTTTGCATTTGCTACTATTTCTCCAAAATCTTTATCTTTTTCCCACTCATTTAAAGTTTGCATTGAAATCCCTAAATGCACAGCTAATCCCACTTTTGTTTTAGGTGCAAAAATAACACTTTCTTTAGTTTCTTTTAAAACAGTTTTTTCACTAAAGTAGTTTTCTATTTTTGAAACAAGCTCTTCTTTTGTCATACTTTTGCCATTTGTCATCATTCTAGCCATCAAGCCACCCCTTCTTTAAAATTAAATTCTTTGATTTCTAAGTCTAAAAAAGATTTTTTAAAACTAATAATCTCATAATCGCCTTTTAAAACATTCTTATCGTTTTCAAATAACGCATCTAACACGCATTTTACGATATTGTCCCCATCGCCATGCCTTTTGCTGTTAAATCCTATTTTTAAAGAAAACTCATATTTCTTTTGCTTATCAAAGGCTTGAAAACAGCTAATATTATTTTGTCTTCTAAACTCCATTTGCAAGAGTTTTTTAAAATCTAAATATTTAAGATAATCTTTACATGCAAATTTAGATCTTTGCGTGGTTCTTTTATAAGGTACTGGATTGCTTTTTAAATCAATTTTTAAAATATACTTTTCCATTTCAGACTTTCTTAAATTTAGCTTATTTTTTTAAAAGCCATTTTGCTTTTAAGAATTTTTTCAAATCTACTCTTATTCTCATTAAATAGCCTTTTTTCTTCAGCTTTTTCAAGCTCTCTCATTTCATCTAAAGTTAAAACTCTTTCTATTTCTCGCACTGGTAAAGAATGCTCTAAATCTCTTCCTATCCTATCTTGATTTTTGAACATGAAATCAACTAAAGCTTCTTTAAATTCTCCATTAGCTATCAAATCACCATCTTTATAAGTGATTTGCTTAAAAGTATTGATGCAAATTAAAGAATCGATAGATTCTTGATTTATTTTAATTTTTTGATTGCTTCCGTAATTTGCAAAATATGAGTATTTAAAATCACCTTGAAAAACTCTAAAGCAAGCTTGATTTTTGTATTTACTGCAAAGCCATTCTAAAAATATTTCTTTGTCTTCAAAACGCTTTTTAAACTCGATTTGAGCCCTTTTGCAAACTCTTCTTAATTTCTCATAGCTTGTCCCTACGATATTCTCTCTTTCTAAAGTTTCGAAATAAAAATCTAAGAAAGCATGAATATCCTTAACGCTTTTGAGATATCTACCTACAATATCAGTTGCCTGAGCCTTATTAATTTCCAATAAGTCCATTAAAATTTGTATTTTTTCTTGCATTTTTTACTCCTTAAAAGCATCCTAAGATCTTGTCTTTGTTCTCATCTTTCATTCCGTAATACTCCATCAAGCTATCAACCACACTAGGATTGGCTTCTTTTTTTCTGTTAAAACGCTGATTTTTTCTTGCTTCATTTTCTTTAGCGTATTTAAGCCATGTATAAAGACTTCCTGCCACACTTGACATTCTTTTTCCATTTCTTTTCCATTCTCTAGCATCCCAATAGCCTATAAAATCATTAGCCAACTCTTCACCAAAGTTTGTGCCATTTTTCTCATTAAAAGCTATTATTTGTCTCATAAGTTCATTTGCATTTGGGACTTTAAACTCTTTTTTTGCCATTTTCTCTAACTCCTTTTTGCCAAAATCAATAAAGCTCGTCACAAAAGAGGCGTTTTGATTAGAAACGCGTTCTTTCTTTTCTTGATTATTTTTTAAATTTTCTAAATTCTCTTTTTTTATAAATTTATTATTATTAATATTTATATTTATATTATTTATAAATTTATTATCGCGTGCGTGCGTGCGTGTTTCTATATAATGCAAATTCTCTTTTTTTTCGTTTTCAGTAGTTAATTTTCTGTCGATTGATGAAGTGTTATTTTTAAGAGTTTTGCTTAGCTTTTCATTACCACTTTTAAGCAAAGATAAAGATTTGTTAAAATGCTTTTTAGCTTGATAATTTTCATCTTTTAAAATCCACTCATAAAAATTTAAAGAGCCATTTCTAACCTTTTTAATTTCTAAAAGTCTAAGCTCAATTAATTCTTTTTTAGCAATTCTTAGTCTGTTTAAGCTAATTCTTTGATTGTTTTTAACTTTTATAAACTCTCTTAGATAGATCTCACTTACAATCGTTTTTTCACTAAGCTTTGCTAATTGAATATACAATGCTAAAGCATCAACACTAAGACCACCATAAGCTATAGTGTTTGATAATTTCAAATAGCCTTTTCTCTCTCTTAGGCTTTTACGCCCCAAAGCTGCATCAAAACTTGCTATAAAATTTGGTATCAACAACTCTCCTTTATGTTATAATTTAAATTAAAAAGGCTTTTTATGTTTAATTCTTTCTTATCCGAAATGCTAAAAACCGCCACTTTAGAAAATTTAGTATATTTTTTGATAGGTGTTTTATTTGGTTTAAGCATCCGTCCTTTGTTTTTATATTTGACTAAAAAACAAAAACTAAAAAGAGTTTGTATTAAAGATATGAAGCTAGAAAACGATTTGACAAAAAGACTATATCCTAACTTAGGATATAAATTAGTTACAAAAAAAACTCCTTTTGAAATGGTTTTTAAAAAAGATAAATTTAAATACATTATTTGTCCTTACTACCGTGATAAAAAATGCGTTTTAGATAATGATAAATGCAAGATATTAAAATCCCAGCCGAAATACCAGCCACTAGAAACAGTCTAAAATGCAACATCATCAAAGTAAAAATAAATAATCCTATAATCTCAATCAATCTCTCAAGCATTTCATTCCTTAATCCGTTTTAAAAAGTCCTTTGCTATAATTTTTTTGCACCAAATCAAGAAAGGACTTATCAAAATGGATGACAAAGATTTAAACTTGTTAAAAAACATCCCTTATCTTATGGAAAAAATCGAAGAGTTAGAAAACAGGATAAAACAGCTAGAACAAGCTGCACAACCTAAACCATACTCTACCCAAACTCCAAATTACTTAGGAGAAATCTAAGTCTTATCAAGGCTTAGAATATCCTTTTTACCTAGTTCTCTATAGTATTTTTCAAATTTTAAAAAATGAGCAATCCTATCCGTAATAAGCTCATTAATACTATTAAATCCGCCATCATTTGCCACACTTTGTAAAAGTTCAAAATACTCATCAGGCATCTTAACCTTTAGCTCAATCATTTTCATTCTCTATCCTTTCTTTTTCTCCCACGCCTTAGGTATGTTTGTAAGATTGCTACGAACATCCACCCAAAATTCATGAGGTATTCCATAGAGTTTTTTAAACTCTATTTGTTTTTTAAAACTTGGGCGTGATTTATTTGTTCTAATCTTTTTAACACTAATAACCGTATAGTGATTACTCAATATTTTTGTAAAATCAAAAAAATCTATTTTTTTCATAACGAAAGTATAAAATAAAGAAACTTAATAAATATTTAATTATGTTTCTAATTATGGAACATTATTTGCTTAAAAAAAGTGTATAATTTTTATACTAAAAAAGGAGAGAATATGGGAAGAAATGGAGATATATTCGATTTTCATTTTGATACTGAAAAATTTAAATTTTATTTAAAAAATAGAGATAAAAAAGTTACATATCAAGATTTGATGGAAATTTTATATAAAAATGGCATAGAAAGCTCAGAAGCAACAATAAAAAAATGGTTGATGTCTAAAGAAGATAATAAAACAAAACCTAAACCACAATATATAAAAATTTTATGTAATGCATTGGATATTCCTTTCAACGAAGTGATATTGCAAGATGTTTTTAGAAATGATAATCAAATAAATTTTAGATACTTTCCAGATATTTATGCAAGTGCAGGACTTGGAACATCATCTCAAAGCGAAGAAGTAAAAATTGTTTCCGTTGATGAAAATTTTCTAAAAGAAATTTTAGATATACCCATAAAGAAGAGTTATGATATTATAAAAATTAATGGCGACAGCATGGAACCCATTTTATCTAATGGTGATTTTATTATTATAGATAGAAGTAAAAATTCACTTGGGGCTATTTCAAATGCAGATATTGTTATTTTTAGAAAAAATGATGATTTATTTTGCAAAAAAATTAAAAAAGAACCTTTTGCAGATTATATTTTTTTAGTTTCTGAAAATAAAAAATACGAAGATAAAAAAGTAGATAATAGGGAATTTGAACAATGCGAGATCTTAGGTGCTGTAGTATCAAAAATGGCGATTGAAACCTTTAAAAATTTTATAGAAGTGGTGGGATGATAAATATAAAATCATAAGCTTGTTTGTGATAAATTTTAATTTTTATTTTATTTGAAGAGTTAAACTGATAAAATTAGTTAAATGGAACAAGGAGTTAATTATGAAAGGAATAATCTCTGGCGTATGTGCCATAGCTTTGCTTATATCGGCTAACACATTAAATGCTGACTATAATGCAAAGTTACCCATAGAAGTAAAATCAAAAAATACTCAACATGCTTTAAAAACTGTTAAAACGGAAGATTATATTAGTTTGTGCAGTGAAGTTGAAAAATTAAATAGATGGGCTTTTTATACTAGTTTATGTGACCAAAATTATTTTTTAACACTTGAAGGAAAAAATAAAATACAAGAAAAGCAAAAAATAAGAAAAATTATTAAACAATTAAATAAAACAATTGCAACTTCTAAAAAAAGAATGAATGATAAAAATTTTACAAGATTTGAAGATGCTGATTTAAAAGTGTACTACTCATCTTTAGCGACAAAAAATATATTAGAAATCATACTAGATGAAGATTTTATGAAGATTACAGGTGGCTTTGATATTTCGTTCTTTAAAGAAGATTTTGATATTATTGAATATGGAAAAGGCGTAGAAGAGGCTCAAAATATAAAGGGGCTTGTATGAAAAACTTTGCATACATAATTAATGTTTTTAACATGATTCTTAAGGAAGAAAATAGAGATACAATAAAGTATTTACAAAAAATTTTATGTACTGTTATATTGGCTAGATATGATGATTTTGTAAAAGATTATAAATCCTTTAATAATTTTAAGCAATATCAAACATTTGAAGAATGTCTTGCTTTTATTTTTCAAATAGAGCTTAACCGAATAGAAAAAACTTTATTTTTATTAGAAGAATTTAAGAATATTCAAAATGATATTACTAGATGCATGAATGTAAAAATAGATAATCTTTAAAATAAAAAAGTTATAGTCTTAAAAGCTTTATAGGTGTTTTATATGTTTTTTTAAAGCGTTTTTTAAATTATTTTTTATCATCTAAAAGTCTTTTTATATTTTCTATTTTAAATGTTTTTATATTAATTTACCCTCAATACCCCATCAACCTTTTATATCCATCGCAAGCAAGTTGATAACCATTAAAATTATAATTTTCCAAACTTTTTCTCATATTCTGATAATTTTTCTTTTAAATTTTCATTTTCTTTATACATTGCATCTATTATATTTTCTCTTTTGTCTTCAGCTATTTTATAACTTTCATCTACACTATATTCATCATCTGATATTGCTTCAATTAGTTGTTTTAGAGCATCATTATCTTCACTTCTATCTTTTTCTTCACGCTCTTGAAGTAACAAGCTACAACACTCTTCAAGCAAAATAATATCTTTTTCTGTTTTTTCTCTTGTTTCATCAAAATCTTTACGAATTTTATATATATTCTCTATAAAGTGAATTTTAAAACTTTCATTTAGTTCGTTTAAATTAGCTTTGATTAAAGATATTTCTTTGTTTATATCTTCTATTTTTTTCTTTTTCTCTTTTTTATTTTCTAGAATAAACATAATAATATAGTACATAATTACAATGCTAATAATAAATATAAAAAAATGCATATGTCTTTCCCATAATATATTTCATTCTTAAAAATTATACCACAAAAATATTTTTAAAAAAGTTTCTAATTAATATACTAAATTAAATTTTAATTAAGTTTCTTTATTATATACTTTTATCAACAAAACAAAAAGGATGAAAAAATGCTAGAGGTTAAATTAGATTTAAGACCTGATATTAAAAAAATGCTAGAAATAGCCTTTGAAAGAAATTATTCAAAAAGTTACGCTTCTTTGGAAGAGTTTTTAGCTAATGTTCTTCATAATGCAGTTAAAAACTTAATCACCAAAGAAGCATTTGAAAACAAAGGATTTGTTATTTCTCTAAAAGATTAGGAGTTTCGTTTAAAACTTGAAAATCTTTGTCATTTAGTCTTTTTTCAAGGGTTGCGACTTTACTTTCTAGCTCGCTAACTCTTAAAAGAAGATTATTAAGTTGAGCTTTTAAGCTTTGTATTTCGTCCATTACATCACCTTCCTAGAGTGAAAGTAATTATAACTAAAAAAAGGATAAAAAATGAGTTTTACAGATTTGTATTTTGATAGAGAAGAAAAAAGAATTTCTAACTACGCAAGAGAATTAGTTAAAGATGAATTAGAGAGCAGAGAAAACTTTGCGGACATTTTTAACTCTTTGCAAGAATTTAAAAATATTTTAGAAGCAAGCTTGGAAGATGATGAAGATATTGCAGCTTCTTTGCAAGCCTATGGAGATGAGTTTATTAACGATACCTATGATTTATTGGAAAAAGTAAGGAAATTTGAGAAGAAATACGAAAAGCTTTATTAAAAGTTTAACAAGTTCTTTTTATTAAAGAGCTTTCTTAAGCTTTTGACCGCTTGGAAATTAAGCTTAATTGCTAATGTTCTTTTTTTTGCTTTACTCTTACCCACGCAGTGGGACGGGGGCTTTAGCAAAGCGGTTTTAAACGAATTTATTTCGGATAAAACAATAGCAATAGCATAGCGGAAGGGTTAGCAAGTTATCCATAAACTTGGCTCGATATTATTGTTTATAGTGCTATTTTTAAGGTTTTCTTGCACTTTAAAAACGACAGAAAATCAAGAGTTTAAGAAAAAGAAAGTATAATTATAAAGTTTAAGTTGCTAACTTGTCTCGGTGTTGAGAAAGGAGGCTAAAATGATTGAAAAATTAATAACTATTTTAATTCTAATTTTACAATTAGTTTTAGAGCTATTAAGACTTTACAATTAAATAGCCACACTTTTATAAACACAGACAAATTCTAACCAAATCCGCTTAGCATAAACTTAAACGATTATACAATGCCGAGATTGCGGATTTGCTCGGCTTTATCAAAAATAAAAATAAATTTGATAAAATAACATTGTTTAAGTGGCTAATTTCTCTTGGTGGGGAAGGAGCTGTTTTTGATGATAGAGAAGTTTTTAAAAATTGCTTTTTTATTGTTAGAAATAGTAAAAAAGTTGATTGAAATAATCAATCAACTAAACTAAAAAACCACTAAAATTATAGAATAGCCTTGCTTAGCCTATACTTAAACAATACTCACGCCAAGAGAGCAAGGCTCTTGGCTTTTCTTAAACTCCTTTAATGCTTAAATGGGGCAACTTTTACAAATTAACTACTTGAGAATTTACCTTTTTTGTTTTATTTCCTATTCTAAGGAACTCAGTTGTCCCTTTTAAGCATTAATCTAAAAGGAGAAAAATGAAAGCTTATCACACAAAAGAACAAGTCATCATTAAACTTAGCAAAGATGAATATAGAAAAGAAATGAAGCTAAATAAGTCTTTAAAAGATGAAAATAAATCTTTAAAAACTGAAATTTCTAATCTTGAAAATGAAAAAATAGAACTTTTAAAAGAGTTAAAAGACCAAATAGAAGCAAATATGAAAAATATAAAAGAAATTAGCTCTTTGCAAAATAAAATTTATGAGCTTCTTTATATAAAAGAAAGGTCGAAACTATGTTCCTAAATAGTAAAAAAAATGAAAAAATAAGATATTTAGAAAAAGAAATTCAAAGGCTAAAAGGTGTAATAGCATTAAAAGATACTGCTATAAATGAAATTTCATTGAAGCTAGAAGAAGAAATTAAAATCAATGTAAAACTTAGTAATTTTCGTATAAAAATACTTGATGCTTTAGGGCTTATAGGCGTTTTTAAAAATGATGATAAAGCTATTAAAGAAGTAAAAAGATTAAAGGATAAAGAATTATGAAAAGACAAACAAAACCGCTAAGTATAAGAATTCCATTAGAATTAAAAGAAGAGTTGCAAAAAATAGCAGATAAAGAATACCGCCCTTTAGCAACTCAAATAGTTAAAATTTTAAGCGATTATGTTAAAAACTACCAAGGAGATTAAAATGAATTTAGAACTTTTTAAAAAAGATGAAAATAAAGAAATAAGCTTAACTTCTTTAGAGATAGCAGAGCTTACAGGAAAAGAACACAGAAATGTTACAAGAGATATAGAAACTTACTTAGAAAAAGTGGTTGAAGGGGGTGTCTTCAAATTTGAGCATACCTACCAAAACCCACAAAATAAGCAGTTTTACAAGTGTTACCGCTTACCAAAAAGAGAAGTATTGATTTTAGTGAGTGGATATAGTGTGGAGCTAAGAGCAAAGATAATCGATAGATTAGAATATTTAGAAAATGAGCTTAAAAAACAAAGTTATAAACCACTTTCATTAAAAGAAAGTTTGCAAATGCAATTAGAGCTTTTAGAAAAAAATGAAAAACTTCAAATAGAAAATCAAAGCCTAAAAAACGAAGCCGAACAAAATGCACCTTTAATTCATTTTGCAAATCGTATAAAAGATACTAATGATGCTATTTTAATAAGAGATTTCGCAAAAATACTTTATGAAAAAAATAAAATTGAAATCGGAGAAAAAAGACTTTTTGCTTTTTTAAGGGATAATGGCTTTTTAATGAGTGATAATAAGCCTTATCAAAAATGCATAGAACAAGGGCTTTTTAAAGTAAGTGAAACAACTATCAGTCAATAAATGGAGATAGATTAGTAAGCACAACGAAAATCACAGGCAAAGGACAAATTAAAATCGCAAATTTATTATTAGAAGGAATTAATCATGCAGTATAAAATAATTGATTTAGAGCAGGGTAGTGTGGAATGGTTAAATTTTAGAAAAGGAAAAATAGGTGCATCGATGGTAGCATCTTGTGTAGGTGTTAAAGGTGCTTTTAACTCTAAAGAAGAGGCAAGAGATATCATCTTAGGACTTAAAGAAGTCTATCAAAATGAAGCCATGAGAAGAGGCAATGAATATGAGCCTTTGATTAGAGCTAGGGTTGAATTTTTACATTCTGTGAGTATCACTCCTGTAGTTTTGCAAAGTCTAGAAAATGAAATGTTTATAGCAAGTTTAGATGGAATAGATGAAAATGGAATTATTTATGAGTTTAAATACTCGCAAGATGAGTATGATTTTATCAAAAAAAATAAAAAGCCAAGTGATAAATACTACGCTCAAGTGCAATTTGGGCTTTATATCAGTGGTAAAGAAAAATGCCTTTTTGTAGCCATGAATAAAGAAGAAGAGATTGTAGAGTGCGAAGTTTCAAGAGATGAAGCTTATCAAGAATGGTTGGTTAAAAATATAAAGCAATTTATATTAGATTATATCATAGATCAAAAAAGCGATTATAAAGAGCTTGAAGATACTAAAGCAAAAAATCTAACGATTGAAATTATAAGGCTTGAAAACACGATTAAACCTATTAAAGAAAAGCTAGAAAGTCTTAAAAAAGAACTCATAGCCTTAGCAAATGGAGAAAAAGCAAGATGTTTGGATATTACAATTTATCCGCAAAGTAGAACTACAATTGATTATAAGGGCTTTTTAGAGCAAAAAAATATTACTGTGCCTAAAGAATTTTATAAGGAAAGTACTTCAATGTGTTTAAAAATCAAAAAAGGAGCATAAAAATAAAGCACTTTTTGATAAAATTATAAAAACAAAGGAAGGGTTAAAATGTTAAATTTAAAAAGTTTAGAAATCACTTGCAAACAATGTAAAACTAAAATCACTTTAGATATAGGTAAAACTGTCATTGTATGCCCACTTTGCAATAATGCTTTTTATAATTCTTATGATGAAGCTCCACTTTCTAAACTAGGAAATATATTGCAAAGCTTAAAAGAGCATAAAAAAGCAGAGTTTAGATTTATTACAGATGAAAAGGAATAAATATGAAAAGCTATAAAATTACCTGCAGAAACTGCGATACGCAAATCATTGCAAAAGTTGAGCAAAGCATTCTTTTTTGTCCTGCTTGTCATACAAACTTTTTTAATTCTTATGATGAAGCACCTTTTAAAACTTTACGTCAGAGCCTAAAATCTTTTGAAGATAAAAGCAGTGTTTTAAAATTTGAGTTTATCACAGATGAAAAGGAATAAAATGGAGAAAGAAAACATTGTTAAAGAAGTTTGTAAAGAGTTAAATATCACGCAAAAGGAGTTAAGCGAGATTTTAGTAATTTATGTTCTTTGAATTAGGGTTGTTTAAGATTTTTGTGTTAGAATTTGGCTATGTTAGAATTAATTAAAAACATAGGGCTTGGCTTATTTGTTAATGGGAGTTTCGCATTAATGAATTTTGACTTTAAACCGCAAAGCTTTATCATAACTGCTTTTAGCGTCGGGATTATGGCTATATGTATTCTTATGCAAAGGAGGCAAAAGGATGAATGAGATAGGTTTAAACATTATCGCAGGGGTAAGCGTTATACTCTTTGCTTATACTTGCTATCTATTTTATAAGCAAAATAAGTCTCTAAAAGACAAAACGAAAGAAAGTAAGCACTAAAATCAAAACAACCCTTTCAAAGCATAAAATGAAAGGGTTAATATGCTATCACAAATACAAAATAATACCTCAATACAAGTTGCTTCATTTTATGAAGTTACCAAAAATTCAATCGCAAAACATTTTTTAAGAAACACCGATGAACTCATAGAAAATATTCATTATTTCTACGATTATGAGCAAACCAAAGGCGGAAGGCAAAGAGTAATCAAATGGACTTTAGAAGGTGTTTGTAAACTTTTTGATAAAATTAAGAAATTAAAATAAAGGAATAAAATGACAGAAGAGAAAGAAAATATTGTTAATTTTAAAATAAAAATTATCCATGAAGAAAACATAGAACTTGGGATAATGGCTA